TAGGAGAGATTTTAACTTTTTTAAAAAAATAACTTGACAAACATTTAATATCATGTTATAGTATGTATACTCAAACAATCAATGGAGGCAATATGAGTGATTTAGAATATGCAATTCAAAAAAATGAGCGTGATTTACGTTTAACTGCTTTTCACATGGCAAGAGAGATTTTAACTGAACAAAAACACGTTCTCTTACAAACGGGTTCAAAAACAAAAGCTCCAACTACAGAAGAGATTCAAGCCGAAGCAGAAAAAATATTAACTTTTTTGAAAAAATAACTTGACAAACTTTCAATAGTATGTTATAATACAACTATCATCAACAAATGGAGGAAAGATGAACAGTAAGAACAATTTATCTAACTTTTGCTTTGCGGCATCATTAGTATCCGTTGTCGTTTCAATAGCAACATGGGTAACAGTAGTAGGAGGAGATCCTGCTCACGCAGAAAGATTCGGAATCTTTATAGGATTATGGGCGCCAACCCTTATGGGTCTTGCCAACTACTATAAGGAGTAAACATGAATTTAACTGAATTTTTATTTACCGTAACTCTTGTTTTTTCTGTTAGTGGTTTCATAATCTTTTTAAGGCATATGGCACTTTCACTTTCAGGAGAAACAAGAAAGCAAAAGAGAATTTTCATTGAAAAAAGTGAAAAAAATAACTTGACAAACTTTCAATAGTATGTTATAATATAAATATAATTGAAGACAACAATTTAAAAAAATTACAACTGACATTTCATTAACAAAAGGAGGAAATATGTCAACAAATACATTCACAATCAACGCTAACGTTTATACCGGTAGCTTCACAAAGAAAGACGGATCAACAAGAATAATGCGTTTCTTGAAAGAAAATGCTGTTCCTAACTCTCTTCGAGGATCTGGTACAAAACCACGTTATCTTGATTCAAAGCATGAAGTAGTGTTTGACCTTGACCAAAATGGTTGGAGAGTTTTTAATCACAATACTGTAATTGAAAAGCCATCATTTGCACGTCAAGAAGTAACTATCAACGGATAGTACTTAACAATACTACAATCTAAAAATAAAAAATATACGTAAGTTTTAATAACTTCCTCCGTGTTGTTTGCCAAGATCACCAACCTGAAAAAAAACTTGGCCCTCATTATCTTCCTATTACAAGGACTGTAAATGGAAGCGATTATCGGTTGGAATGCAAAGCATTCTTGCCTTAGACAGTAAAGTCAATAATAACAACAAAGGAGTAAAATTATGGCACTAAATCTAGAAGCGATGCGAGAAAAATTAAATGCATCAAAGAATGGAAACAAAAAAACAAGTGATACAAAATGGAAGCCTGAACAAGGTGACCAAACAATCAGAATCCTTCCTACAAAAGACGGGGATCCGTTTAAGGAATTCTTCTTTCATTATAATGTTGGGAAAAATCCTGGCATCATGTGTCCAAAGCGTAACTTTAATGAGGAGTGTCCTATTTGTGATTTTGCCTCTTCGCTTTGGAAAGAAGGTGTACAAAATAATGATGATACCGCTAAACGTGAAGCAAAAAAACTATTTGTTCGCAAGCGTTATTACTCACCTATTTTAGTTCGAGGAAGAGAATCTGAAGGGCCTAAGATTTGGGCTTATGGAAAACAAGCTTATGAAACAATTCTTGGCTATGTTTTAGACCCCGATTATGGAGACATAACCGATGTTGAGTCTGGTACTGATATTGTATTAAATTATAATATTCCCGGAACTCCTGGGTCTTTTCCAAAGACTATTCTTAAGCCACGTCGTCGTCCGTCTGTTCTCTGCGATGATGATGTTGCGGACTGTGAAGCCTTGCTTGAATCAATACCTGATATCGGCGCACAGTTTGACCGCAAAACAACAGCAGATGTTCAAGCTCTTTTGAACGAAGCCCTTGCCACTGATTCTGGTGGTGGATCCTCCGAAACACACAAGTACGGTGGTGAGAAAGACGCTGTTGATGCTGCCTTCGATAAACTCGTAGGCTAGGAGAGCACGGTTGTCCTCTCCGTTATGAGGGCACTTTAAAATATTATTCACAATTGTCCGGTAGAGCACTGGGCATCAAACTAAAAGGAGTAAAATATGAAAATAATGAAAGAGGAGTATCACTCGATAAATCCTAGTATAACAAAACTTTACGCAACAGTTTTGCCAGCTTTGGGACATGATTCGGTTGGAGCGATAGCTGATCTTTGGGACAACTCAGACGATGCTGAAGCAGAAAATATTGGATTAATAATACAAGGCACGTTGTCTAAAATAGACAGACTTATTATTTATGATGATGGAATAGGAATGGATGCCGCCACTTTAGTTGAGTCATTTCGTTTTGTAACAGAAACAATACACAGCAAAGGCGATTTAGGAAAATTTGGTGTTGGTGGGACAATTGGTTCCTTTACACTTGGAAAATCTAAAAGAACAATTACTAAGCAAAAAGATGGAAACTGTCTAACTGCATATCAAGACCTGACTTCTAATAACTATAATTTGTCTAACAATGTGTGTATACAAAACTCAAACCAACCAGAAATAGATTTCTTTAACGAATGCACAAATAATTCAGAACAAGGCACAGTGATAATAATTAATAATTTAAATGAATCAGCAATTGACCCATCAAAAAGACTAAAAAGTTTAGAAAACGAATTAATAAGAGAGTTAGCTCAAAAGTTCAGATCCAGAATGAAAGAGAACAGAAAATTCTGGATTAAAGGAGACAAAATAACTAGACTTAAACCATTTGACCCTTTGTTTAGAAGTCAAAAAAAATATCATAACATCCCAGAAAATACAGTAAAACTGGATTACAATGGAAAACAAATAATAGTAAGAACTGTTGGCTTAAACTTTGACATAATGCCCAATAGCAAGACCATTCAGAGCTACCATAATCAAGGTGTCTATTTTGTTAGGAATTCTAGAGAAATAATACAATCAAATAATGTCAAAGGTTTATGGAAAAATAATCCAAGGTTTAACTCAGGACGGGTTGAGATAAATTTTACAGAAGACTCTGATGGTGATTTTAATCTTACAGCTACAAAAAATAAAGTTTGTCTACAAGAATCATTAGCTAATCTAATCTATGAAAAAGTGGTCAAACCTTTTAGATTACAATTAGAGAACAAATACAAAACAGTCAATCCTGATCAATCAAAAGTGGTAAATCTTGAACTAGAGAAGTTTACAAAAGATTTAGAATCAAGTGCTGGTTCACTAGATTTACCAAGAATTGCTAATGCTAACGGTGTTGATGATAAGATCACTAGAACAAAAAAACCTGATGATCAAAGTAAAAAAGGAAGAGTTGATCCAAAAGGAACAGATATTAAAAGAAAACCAAAGACAAAAAATAGAGTTGTTCCTCAATTTAAAATAGAAAATCATACAAAATGTCCAAATACACATTGGTATGACATTGAAGAGAATAAGATGACCGTAATAATAAATTCAGGTTCAGACTTTGTTAGAAATATCTTTATTAATGGAAACAAAGAAACAAAAAAAGCTCTTAAAACACTATGGGCAGCTGAGTGTATTACACGATATTCTTACTATGAAACATCTGAGGAATCTACAATTGAGTCATTTGCTGACAAAACATCAGCCAAAACGAACGAAATTTACAAACATTTTAATTAATAAAAAAAGGTTTCGAGGAGCTTGCCTACTGTCGATAAAGGCTCCTCACTTTTATTATGAGGAAAATTATGAACATTTATAATGTGGGACACACACTACAAGGAGAAATCTTATTAGGTATACTTTTATCAATAGGACTTGTTTGTCTACCACTAATTGTGGTAATGTTTTTAATTTGGTGGGAAAAACAACTAGAAAAATTATCTAACAAGGAGAAATAAAAAACAATGGCAAAAGTAATACACATGGCCCAAGCAAAACCGGGCAAGATCTCAATCAAAGATCTCAAAAAATCAATGAATAAAGCAATGGGCATCGATGCAGCGTATGATCTCACACAAGAGAGTCCAACCCAAGTAAAGGAGTGGATACCCACAGGATCTCGATGGCTTGATTCAATTATATGTAAAGGTAAGATGGGAGGAATTCCTGTTGGTAAAATAACAGAAATTGCTGGCCTCTCATCGGTAGGCAAATCCTACTTGGCTGTTCAAATAGCCGCACAGGCACAAAGGCAAGGAAAGTATGTAGTCTATTATGACGCAGAATCAGCAATCGATCCTGTATTCTTATTGGATGCTGGAATTGATTTAAACGGTAACTTTCTTTATGTTCAAGCAGTATCTGTCGAAAAAGTTCTTAAAGGCATTGAGGACACTATGAATGACTATCCGGGAATGCAATTCGTGTTCATCTGGGATTCTATAGCAGCAACATCTGCTGAAAAAGATTTAGAAGGTGACTTTAATCCTCAGTCTTCAATGGCTGTGAAGCCAAGAATATTTTCTAAGGCTTTTCCAAAATTAACAGTTCCTATAGCGAATGGTCAACACACCTTGATACTTATAAACCAATTGAAAACAAATATAACATCAAACATAGCAGAACAGATGACAACACCTTGGAAAGCTCCCGGTGGTATGGCTTTAGAATATTTCAGTTCTCTTCGCATCTGGCTCAC